ATCTACGCCGGTTGGAAAAACCCAACAACAGTAGATGGTCAGTTTTACGACGCTGTAATCCCTGGATACCTCGAACCTGACATGTTTCCGCTCGGCAAGGGCGACGGCGATTATTATTTGTACATTGGCAGACTTATTGAGCGCAAAGGCTACAGGATCGCACAGGAAGTTTGTGAGCGTTTAGATAAGCGTTTGATTCTTGCAGGTCCCGGTCCTCAAGACGGATACGGTGAGTTTGTCGGATCAGTCGGACCGGAAGAGCGCGCAGAACTTATGGGTGGAGCAATAGCTACATTTGCGCCAACGCTTTACGTTGAACCATTCGGCAACGTTGTGATCGAAGCGCAAGCATGTGGAACGCCTACCATTACAACTGACTGGGGCGCTTTTACTGAAAACAATATTGATGGCGTAACCGGTTTTAGATGCAGAACTTTAGATGAATTCATAAAAGCAGCTGAAAAAGTTAAAACATTAGATCGAGCAGCAATAAGAAACCACTCGGTTTCAACATACTCGCTTGATGTAATTGCTAAAAAATACGAGCAATACTTTCAACGTTTATTGACTCTTTGGGATAAGGGTTGGTATACAGTAGAAAACAATAACAATGAAAAGGTTGGGCAATGAGCTTATCCAAAAGAATGCGCGCGTCCAGTGAAAAGCGCAGCACTAATCAATTTGTCGAGCCATTAGTTCCAGGTCGTCCTGCTTATGCAACACCAGCAGGAATTGATGTAAATGCAGATTCTGCAATTCGCATGTCAACTGTTTATGCTTGTGTGCGCTTGCTCGGAGATACAATTGCATCATTACCAATCGGTGCTTATGTGCGTCGCGGACGTAACCGCATTAGTTATACAGCGATTTATGGTTCAACACCTGCGTGGGTTAACCAACCAAATCCAGATACAACGCGTTTAGAATTTTATGAGCAAGTTGTAGCGTCATTAAACTTGCACGGAAACGCATTTATTATCACGCTGCGTGATGATCTTGGTGATGTTCAAGAGCTTTACTGCATCAATCCAGAAAATGTTCGCATTCGCAGACCAGAACCAAATACTGAAATTGTTTATGAAGTAACAATTCCGTATAACACACAAAATTCTCTCTACGATCCTATGCAAAGCAATCAACTCGGTGGTCGTACGATGATTTTAAGTAAAGACGAGATGATCCACATTCCGATGTTCCGTCTTCCAGGCGAATTGTTAGGTCTTGGTCCAATCGGTGCGGCTCGTGTTACTCTAGGATCTGCAATGGCGGCTGAAATTTATGCTGCAGCTTATTTTGGCAATGCAGCAAATCCTGGTGGTGTAATTGAAGTACCAGGTGAATTAACTGAAGAACAAGCATCAGATATTTCACGCAACTGGAATATCTCGCACTCAGGTCCTTATCGCGCTGGTAAACTCGGCATCATTACTAACGGCGGAACATTCAAACCGTTGCAATTAAATGCTGCAGATGCGCAATTGCTTGAAGTACGTCGTTTTGGTGTTGAAGAAATTGCGCGACTATTCCGCGTTCCAATCTCTTTACTCGGTCACCCGGTAGCTGGCGCAATGTCATTTGCTTCTGTTGAAGCTCAAAACTTGTCATTCGTACAACACTCGCTCCGACCACTACTTGAGCGCATTGAGCAAGCGCTATCAAAGCTTTTGCCAGAGCAAGACGGCTTTATTAAATTTAATCTTGATGCATTGCTACGCGGTACAACATTAGAACGCTACGATGCATACACAAAAGGCTTGCGTGAGGGTTTCCTCAGCCTCAATGATGTACGCTCTGTTGAAGATTTAGCTCCACTTGGTGAAGCTGGAGATCAGTATCGCGTACCGTTGCAGAACATTGACGCTGCAGACGCAAAGGATGTCGGCTTAAATCTACGCGCAGATATTGCATCAAAACTTATTCAGGTTGGTTTTGATCCAAAGGCTGTTACTGAAGCTGTGGGTCTTCCAACAATGAAACACACCGGAGTGCCATCGGGTCAATTGCAGCAAATCTCAACTATTGATCCAAACGCTCCTGAAACTGTATACGAGGTCGAATAATGCCTTATTACATTTCGCAAAGCCAAAGCGATTGCGATGGTTGGGCAACAGTTAAGCAAGAATCAAATGGTTCGTACACGACAATGGCGTGTCACGGATCAAAGCAAGACGCAATAGATCAAATGGTCGCAGTATCAATTTCTGAAGGTCTCGAACCTGGGGGAGAAGTAAACTCAAGGAGCAAAATGAAAAAGATCGAACGTCGCACATACACAGTGCAAGATGTCGAAACACGTCAATCCGAAGACGGAAAAATGCGTTTGTCTGGTTATGCTGCAAAGTTTAACAGTGCATCAGTTCCGCTACCATTTATCGAAAAGATCGCTCCTGGAGCCTTTCGCAAGACACTCAGCGAAACACCAGACGTGAGACTTTTGATTAATCACGAAGGGTTGCCTCTGGCTCGTACCAAAAACGGCACTTTGCGTTTAGAAGAGGACATGATTGGACTTCGTTTCGATGCTGAATTACCTGATACACAAGAAGCCCGCGATCTCTGGACCTTGGTCCAGCGCGGAGATGTGGATCAGATGAGCTTTGCGTTCAGAGTAATTCGCCAGAAATGGTCACAGGATCGCCAAGAAAGAACACTCACTGAGGTATCATTAGCGGACGGAGACGTGTCTGTCGTGACATATCCAGCTTATGCAGCGACTTCTGTTGAAGCTCGCCAGAAACTTGACGACCTAATCTCAGACATTAAAGAGGGACGCGAGATTGATCCAGAATCCATCAAAATGGTCAAAGATTACCTAGAAGACCTACTTGAAGCCGACGACGAAGAAGAAATGGAAGACGAAGAAGAAATCGAAGACGGCGAAGAAGATGTCGAAGATGCTGGATACGACAAAGACAAAGAAGACGAAAAGAAGCGCACAATTTCTTTGCGCTTAGCTAAGGCAATCGTCAACAACACAAAATAACTTTCTGCTCACACGAGCAGATCGAAGTCGGAGCGAGACTTCACACCCTATATGCGCCGTGAAAACTCTTGCCACCACCTCGCACACATCAAACTCTATTAGGAGACGCAATGTCATTCATTGACAAAGTAATTGAGCGTCGTGATGCTGTTAAGGCAGAAATGGATGCAATTCTCGAAGCTGTTGCAGCTGAGAATCGCACCGACCTTACAGACGAGGAAACAACAAAGGTTGATGCCCTTGTTGAAGAGTCTCGTTCTCTCGATGCAAAAATTGAAAAACTAAAAGCACAGGCAGATGCCGATGCTAAGGTTGCTGAAGCTCGTAAGTCTGTTGCAGATGTTGTAACACCAAAGACTTCAGGAATCAAGGTCGTTGCAGAAGCACGCACCTATGCGCCAGAATCTGGCAACTCATTCGTACGCGATGCATTCAATGCTCAACTCCGTGGCGACTTCGCTGCGTCTGAGCGTCTTGCTCGCCACATGAAGGAAGAGTCCGTAGAACGTCGCGATGTCGACACCGGAAACTTCACCGGTCTTGTTGTTCCTCAGTACCTCGTCGATCTTGCCGCGCCTTTGGCTCGTGCAGGTCGTCCAACCGCTGACTTCGCAACAAACAAGATGCCACTTCCTGCTGCTGGTATGACTTTGAACATCAGCCGCATGACGACCGGAACCTCAACTGCAGTTCAGGAAACTCAGAATACAAACGTATCTGAGACTGATGCAGATGACACACTACTCACCGTTGATGTCCGCACAATCGCAGGCCAGCAAGATCTTTCTCGCCAGGTCATCGAGCGTGGAACCGGCGTTGATTCATTCGTCATTGCGGACTTGATCCGTTCATGGCACACAACTCTTGATGCGCAAATCATCAAGGGAACTGGCTCAAACGGTCAGATCAAGGGTATCCGCGCTTCAGGTGGAAACGCTGTAACTTTCACAGCAACTACACCAACAGTCGCGTTGCTATATCCAAAGCTCGCAGATGCACTACAGCAGGTTCAGTCAAACGTGTTCACAACACCAACCCACTGGATCATGCACCCACGTCGTCTAGCATTCTTGCTTGCGGCAACTGATACTGCAGGTCGTCCAGTAGTTGTTCCAACTGCTAACGGTCCATTCAATGCAGTCGGTACAGGTGCTGGTGTTGCACAGTACGCAAACAGCGGATACCAACTACTTGGTCTTCCAATTATTGCTGATGCAAACGTTGGCACAACATACGGTGCAGCAACAAATCAAGATGAAATTTACTTGGTTGATTCTCGCGAAATGCACCTATGGGAGCAAGCAGGCGCTCCATTCTCACTACGCTTCGATGCAACTGCTCCTGGCAGCTTGACAATCAAGACTGTTGTATACGGTTACGCCGCGTTCACCGCAGAGCGTTACCCAGCAGCAGCCTCGATCATCAGCGGAACTGGTTTGGTAGCTCCGTCGTTCTAAGTTAACTTAGACATTGTGCAGGGCGGATAAGATTCCCCCGACTTATTCGCTCTGCACCTCTAAGAGGGGGAAATATGAAAACCGGACACAAAGTTTCTATTGGTGCATGTGATCCTGGAACAGTCAACGCTGCTTGGGCGTATCGTATGTTTCAACTTTGTCAGGATCGCCGGGATAAGCTTGGACCTTTTGTAAGAATTAAAGGATCAGGTTTACTCTCAAAGATGCGTAACCGTGTTGTTAAAGCTTTTCTTGATAATACAGATTCTGACTGGCTTTTAATGATTGACGTCGACGAACAGTTGACGACTGAAACATTTGATTTACTTATTAACGCAGCTCACGATAAGG